ACCAAGATTCCGAATTTTTTGCACTGGCATATAGCACCTCTAAGTTTTCATTATAAATGCAAGAGCATAGTAAAGTGGAAGTGTATCGACTGTGTGAACGTGACCTAGTTCAGCTGAAATAGTGTGTGTGTGTCCTAATCCACTACCTATGGCACTTGAATTTACTGTATTAGCAACTGAACCAGTTCCTACAGCTACATTGCCTGAGGTAGTTCCATAAGTCTGACTAGTTTCACCAGCATCCTGAATTGTAACTACGTGATTATGTGTAGGTAATTGAGCCTCAGTAATTGCTGTAGAACCAGTGACTCCTGAGTGATTATGTGCACCAGCTGAACCTGATGAAACACTGTTTGCACCACCAGTATTTCCAGTTGTATAGCTGGACCCTGAACCTACAATAAATCTGTTTCTTAAATCTGGAGTTGAGTTATTACCATCACATATAACCCATCCAGTAGGTATAGCAGAATTGGCACCTGACCACATAGCTATTATGCCAGCTGGTATTAGTGTGGCTAATGAGTTCGTATGACTTGTAATTGTAGTTTCAGCTGAGGTTAACCGAGTACCAAACGCATCTACCTCAGTATGTGAACTTGATAAAGCTCCACTAAAATTTGGAAAGGTAGTTTTTAAAACTGTTTTAATTAATCGAATGTGATTGTCAGCCTGACCTATAGTATCAGAGCTAGTTGGGTTAGTGCTGTTTAATCCAGCAATTGTAGTGGTACTTTCTAGAGCCATACTAAATCCTCTTTTCAGTCGTTAAGAAATAATGCTGACCAGAATTTTTTAATCTTTTTACGATTTCACTCGCTTTGACATTTGGGTCAAATATATCGAAACCTTCTCGTTTCCACTGATCAATAACCGAGATAGGAATATCGGCAATCTGGTGCCAGTTGTTGGCTTTATTTTGTGCAGAGTTTACTCTTTTTTCATGAGTAGAATTTAAAAACTCGTCAGTTATTTTTTGTTCTTCTTTCCAGAATAACCCTTCACTATTTGAACCAATTTTCCAATTTGGGTCAATCGTAGTAACTTTTGATTTTTTCATAATTTCCTCAAATTGTGAGAGGGAGCACCTATATTACAAAAGTTTTCCTTATGTATCGTGCTCCCCCTCAATCCAATTGGATTAAGTTAAGTTTGAAATCATCTCAGAGCCAAGATAGTTCTTGTGCTTGAGACCAAACTCAGTGACCAGTGCATGCTTGTCAGCATCACCAGTTTTAGCCAACAATGTTCTTGTCATTGGTCGTAGGATTTCCATAGACCACATTGATGGTTGATAGATCAGAGCCTTGTCAGTCTTAATCAATCTATTAATCTGTACCCTTACCTCACCAAATGGTGAAACGTAAATTTGTACAGAGTTTACGATTGTCTTAGACGAACCCATGTCTCTAATTCTGGTTTGTACAGTAGTACCACCTTGAGGAGTGCTGTATGCAAAGTTAGCTACGACAGTTGCGTCAGCTGGCTTTATCATTAGAACTTCAGGAGTAGCACCATTGTCGTACATTGACTGGAGTGCCTCATTTAATTTAGCCTCAGTCAAAGTTGCTGTACCCATATCGGTTATAGCACCAGTTGCAATACAGTCAGCTGACCCATTGTCTTTACCTAAGACGTTACCAGTCAGTCTAGCTGTAGATGATGCATCACCAGCTGTCGCATCTTGAGATTGACCGACCATCGTATGTTCGATGTCTCGTTTCATCTCAGCACCAACTTTTGCTAGTTGATATGCAGTTTCCTTAGCACGACCATGAGTCTCGATTGCGTCACTTGTGGCACTGACTTTGATCGTCTTGGAAAATATCTGCGTTAAATTAGAACGCATGACAGTTGGAGTTAATGTCATATCGCTGAAATCAGCTCCCTCGACATGAGCAATGGTAGTAGGACTAGCTAATGAATCTTCTTGCCACTCAAATACTTTACCTCTCGCTTTTCCTTTACCAATCGTAGATGTAAAAGGTGTAGCTTGTGGAGTAATATTTGAGATAATTGAAGAAACATCTTCTGCTTGCCCTATTTGGTTATAAGTAGAATAAGTAGCCATTAAGTTTCTTTCCTAAAAACTAAGGGTTTCAGTTAGATTGCCAACTTTGTAAAAAGGCATCCATTGCATCATCTGTCGAACCAGATTGTTGCAACTTTTGTAATCTTTTTTGATTGTCGGCACGTTTAAGTTCAGCACCAGTTATACCTTTTTTAGGAGATACAACTTTGGTAGCTTTTTTAATTTTAGGTTTTAATTTCACCTTAGCTTTACCATCTGAATATAATTTGCTTTGGTAAACTAATTTGAAAAAAGATGGGTCAATAGTATTATCGACCATTTCTTTAGAAAAACCCATTTCAACTGCATGATCTCTCAGCTTGCCATAAAGATTATTATCCCATTTTGGTATTACCTCTTTTAGGACTTTAACACTTTCCTGAGCTTGCTTTTTCATTTCAGTTTGTTGCTTTTCCTGAAAGTCATTTACAAATCCATCCAGCTCTTTTTTAAGAAAATTAAAATCTTCATTTGCAGTATTAAATTCTCTTCGTAATTGCTGAAATTCATTATCTGGCATGTTACGTGATGCAACAAGCATATCGACTTCTTTGTAAGGTTTAAGACGTTCCTCAGCTCTTTTCATTAATTGTTCTAAGCCAGCAACATACTTTGCACCTTCGGCATCCACTGCTTTTCTTTGATCAGCCAGTGCCTGACTTTTGTGTGTGAGGGATTTTTCCTGACCATAAAGTCTTTTGAGGTCCTTAATTTGTACTGAGTGTTCTTCATCCCCAACTTGAATACTTATTTGAGCCTCTTCAGATACTTCTATTTGCTCAGTTTCAGTTTCTTCATTGGAACTCTCAGGCTCCTCTTGGTCCTCTTCGGTTTCTTCGGTTTCAGTTTCCTCGTTTTCTTCAACCTCTTCTTCTGAGGAGTCAGTTTCCTCTTCAGTTTCAGTTGTCTCCTCTTCCTCAGTTTCAGATAGCTTTTTTGCGTCATCATCCCAAGTTTTTAGGAAAGACCCTTGTGCATCCTCTTCAGTCAGCATTGGGCTAGAGACATCAACGTCATTTGAGATAGTTGTGCCTTCGTCAGTTGTAGACATTAGTTAACCCCTTTTTCTTCAGGTTTATCTTGATTAGCAACAATTGAAACATAATGGTTCATTGTTCCTACAATATCTTGCAAAGCCTTGAGCTGGTAATAAGATACCTCACGTTCTCTACGTTCTTCAGGTTTTGCTTGTACTATTTGCTGTATGTAGTGCCCTTCCAAATTTCGGAGCACCAGCAAGAACTCGGACTGCTTTAACATTTTTTCACATGCTCTTCCGAGTTCTAATTGCTGTTCTTCATTCATAATTATTTCCTCTTTTTACCTTTTTTTTTATACATTTATTCCCCCTATGAGTTTGGACTTACAATTACGTTACGTTGTTCTTGAGTAGATTTCTTAGCGAGATCAAGCTCCTCTTTAGCAACTTGTGCTCTTACCTCAGCCTCAAAATCTTTTCTTTCAGTTTCATGATTTTTGACTATGGTGGTCACTTTAAATTGCTCTTGCTTGAGTTCATGCTCTAGCATCTTAAATTTAGCATCCATCTCAGCTTTTTGCTCATCCAGTGCAACTTTTCGTTCTTCAAGTTGCATTTGCATCTGAGCCATTTGCATCTGCATTTGCTGTGCTGGGTCAGGTGGTGGTGGTTGTTGCTGATCTGGTGGAGTAAGATATTCATCCACATTTTTTACACCATTTAATTCTAAAATATTTCGCATTGCTAAATAGCGATTTTGTGGACCGAAAGAACGAGCTAGTTCAGGGTCCTGAGCCATTAGCTGATAGAGACCTAGTATCTTTTGAGCCTCTTTTTCTTTTTCTGCATAGCCAAGTTTTAAATCAACTGTAGCATCTTTACGTTCAACCCATGTTCTGACATCAACTGGTACTTGCATACCAGCCAGTTCAACAATGGATTGCTGGTCCTCATTTTGTAAGACCAAACGATAAATTTCTATAGCTAAAGGTTTTAGAAAATCATTAGCAAAATGCCTTGCAATTACTTTTTGTCTTTGCTGGCTAAGTGTTACTAATTGTTCAACCATAGCCTGAGAATTTTGCTTGCTTATAGCATCTTTATTTAAACCTTGTGATAATTGGCTAGTTCCAGTTTGTTGCTCTTTATCGGAATCCAGCATCTGTATTGTTTGAAATACAAATGGATTTAAAGAGGCTTGTTGAAATGGAATTATACCATCAGGTCTGGTGACATTTACAATACCACCAAGTCTATTATCAAGTAATTCTCTTGGGTTAGTTAAAGCACCTTTTGTGACTACATATCTTGGATTGTTAGTCATGACAGTGCTGTCAATGATTCCTCTCGTCAATACTGTCCGAGCATTTTGGATTTGTATCAATTTGTTTGCAAAGTTGGAACCATATAGCTGGTGAGGTACTGGGAGAGGAACGAAAGTATGAAAAGGTATTCTGTCAATCTCTTCCATATGCAAAATTGTATTCCCAGCATAACAAATTTTGTACATACATGGGTAGCCTTTGGCATATGGGTCAAACTTTACGTAGCACTCATAATACATGACCTCACGCATAATATCTTGTATGTGCTCATATCGATCTACTTGACCATCAGATAAGTCACCCATTCTGGCTAGAACCTCATCTTGATTATCAAGTTCTAAATTATCTCCAATAGGAATATTATCTAAAATTTTTTTTTCGTAACCCATCTTTAGAAGGTCACCGATAGACATCTTCATTCTGTGTGCACAGAAAATTGCATCCTTCTGTATATCGGTTGCTTTTGGGTCCACTAAAAATTCTTCAGGAGCTATATTTTCAATACAAACTTTTGATTTATTATGTTCTCTTCTTACAGTTCCTGATAAACCTTCATCATCATCATATATTTCTAATAGCTCGACATCAGGTTCTGCGACTATTGCATCAAGTTCATCTTCAGTGACATTGTTAAAATCTTCTTCTGAATATTGTGTATCATCTTTCCACCAGACTTTAACAACACCCATTCGAGCAAGTAGACCATCATGTATGCAGTCACTAAAAATTCTAAAACTATCATTTTGTCTAAACAGAACATAATCTAAATATGCTGTAGCTACTTTTGCTGGATAAACATCTTCCTGACCTTGTGGTGCAAATTGTATAATTTCATTTCCAGCTGAAAAGGTTTCTAATAAAACAGCTTTAAGACTTTCCACACTATCGTAAACATCCATTGAGACATATTTAGAGTTACCTTCATGGTGTGGTTTTGGTTGCTTACCATGATAATAATCTAGGACCTTAGATCGTTCAGAACTCAGGTTTGAATCATAATATCCAGTAGAACTATGAATAAGATTTTTGACAGCTGTCTTAATCTCATCATCATCCATTTTTTTTATTTCTATAGCCATTAAACTGCCTCAATGTAAAAATCATTTGTGACTTCGATAGGAGTAAATTTACCTTCATGAACATGATTGACTAAAGCCAATGCTACGACTGTATCATCATGACAGCCTTGTTCAGCTTCCATTGCACCAGTCTCGGTAACAATGTAGGTCATCATTTCACGTATAGTTAATTTATCATTTAGTTCTATTTCTTCTTGCCTCATCGATGCTCTTAGCTGATCTATGACCAAGGGTTTGGTTTTCACTGTAGTTCTAAAACCGAGTGTAATTGACTCTTTTTCAGTAATTTTATCGACTGTCGTTTCCTGATAAAAGTTTGGATAAGCCATATCTTTACCCAGCCTTGTACAAGTCAAAATTCCATGATTGTTATTTTCAACAATTAGGTAAGCTGTATTGTAATACATACCTAAAGCATAAAGAACGTCAGCAAAGTAATCTGGATGGACCATGCCTCTCCAAGTGGCTATTTGTCTTTTCTTAGAATCTAGGACCTGAGCACATGACCAGTCACCACCTCTAACACCGAGGCTGACATCAGCTCCAATGTAATAAGATTCACCAGCATCATGATGTTTATAGACTTGTAATTCACCTCTATTATTATTTGTAAACTCACCACCTTCTAAAGCCATTTTTTGTAAAATAGTTGGTGTATCTTGCATACGTTTTTGTAGCTGTTCAGGATTAAATACTGGTCTACCAGTTGTTAGAAATGCCTCATCTGCATTTGCTGGATATTCTTGTTTAAATAAATCCAGTCCAGTTTGAGCAACTCTTTTTCTTCTAAACCTTAATTGCTGGTTATCTAATTTATATAATTTTTGTAAATCTTTTTCTTCTGGAGTTTTATCTAATTTACCAACTTGTTTTTCTCTATAAGTTGGGTCAGTAAACCAAGGTATAAATACTGGAATAAATCCATTTGAACCTTCCAGTGCACCTTTCCATAAATCATAAAATATTCCAGAAACACCATTTGCTGTGCTCTCAATAAATACAGCTGTACCTTCGGTATCTGGCACTGCTTGTATTAAACCATTCCAAATTTGAGATGCGTTATTAGGAGACCAAAATGCAAGCTCTGAGGCATGTAAATGTGTAAGTGTTTCACCTCTTCCTACATTGTCACCACCAGCTGTAGCAACAACATAAGAACTATCCAGAGCATCAAAAGAAATCTCTCTTCTGGAACTGTATTTGGTATGAGGTTTTAGTATTTCTGGAATATGGTCATGGTATCTTTTTGTAAGGTCAAATAAAGCTCTAGTTGAGTCAGCATGGTGGGTAATAACCATAGCCTTTTTAGCTCTTGCCTGAGATACTTGGAAATATAAATAACCACCTACATAAGTAGACAAACCTTGCTGTCTAGCTTTTAAAATGATTATTCTAATTTTACCTTCAGATTTTAATTGTTTATCGACAGCTTTTTGTAAAATTTGCTGGGCTGGATTTAGAATAAGTGGCTCAATAGTTCCATCTTTGGTTCTAATTTTTAAGGCATGTTTTGAATAAAGTGGAAAATCTTCTCGTAATCTTTTACGAACCTCAATTAACTTTTTGTCCATCTGAATCCTCTGAGTCTAATACACTTTCTAGAAAAGCCTCAGCTTTGTGTATAGTCAGCTCAGTTGTGGTTGCTGGTCTAGACTTTGTAAAATCTAAAACAATCTTTGCTGATTTTAATTTATGGTCCACTGAAATTTCAGGAGTACGCAAAATTTCTACACTAGCCTCTAGTGCCTCTTTTGCATAATTATCTTCATCAGCTTTTGTTATTTTACTCACGATAATCCTCGCCTCTTTTTTTGCAATTTTTTGACTTTTACGAAATTGAGTAACTGTAACCCCATTTGGAATACCCATTTTGCGACCAGTTTTTGTCCTTTTATCTCGTTGCTTTTTATGCATCATTCTGACAAATTCAGGGTCATTTTTCATTCGCCAAGCCATAATGTTTTTTGGCTTTCCATCTTCCTCAAGAGGTCGCACTTTGGATTTCATTCTTACAATGCGTTTTCTATTGGTTAATGGATTTATTTCATTACTCATTCAATAATCCAGTTCGTTGTTGAGCTTGCTGAATTAATGCTGGGTCTACATTTATTTGACCAGCCTCTTCAGGTGACATCATCGAGGTTTCGAGAAGAGTGTTCGCAAGGGATTGTTGCCGAAATAGGTCTCTTGAGCCACCTTCATTTCCTTGATTGCCGAGATAGGCAGTTCCACTCCCAAAGAGTTTATCAAGGAGCTGATGTCTCTCCCCAAGTCCTCTATCTCTGTTTGCGACATATTGTTTAGCATCTTCGAGGGATAGACCTCGGAGACCTTGGTCAAAATATTGTTGTACTCTGTTTCCATCAAGTTCGCCATTATCGGCAATGCTATATCTAACTTTTCCTTGACCATTATCTACTCTCCTAAAGCCTAGCCTATTTAATAAAGTATCGGTTGTAACACTGAACTCTGGAAACTCGATATGTCTAGCTCCTTTATCCACTGCGTTAAGAATTAATACTGGTGTCAGGTATTCGTTATTACGTTTATTATTAACAACACCAGTTATTGTTTGTGTGTCAGTATCTACAATGGCAAACATTGCTTTTGGATTACTTGCACCAGCTCCTGAACCACCAATTGGTAGACCAAAAATATTTATATTGGGTTTCCATTTATAAGCTCTTTTACCATCTTTGGTTTTTGACAATATCATGACATCTTCTGGTTTGATTTGATGAATACCTCTGGCATTTGAAAATTTAATATTATCAATAGCTACTGATGTACTAATACCATCTTGATTAGCTGGTACTTTTTTGTCGATAAAATTACCGACACCAGCATTTACAACATCTCTTAATTGTTCTTGCGATTTGATAGCCTTGAAAGGACTCGTTTTGGCAATGTCAATACGTTCTTTAGTAAGAGTTGTAATCGGCATGTTAAGCTCATAACTACGTCTGCCACTAGACCCAATAATTTCCTGATCGGTAAGGTTACCCCCTTTATTAATGAACTCACCAGTTTCAATTTTGTTTCCTTCACTGTCTCTGATAAGTTTTCCTTTTTCATCTTTTTTGAAAATAGGTTTAAGTTCATTTCTAACTCCCACTCTAGTTTTTTGGTTTTTACCAGTACCAACTGTGTATTCTGGATTTCCCCCATACAAAAATGACTCGGTAAAATCACCCCAAAGTGAGGTCCAGTGTATGGGTCTGCCAAACTTACCTATGACTTCACCTTTTATTCCATATTTATAAGATTTATGAGGTGGAACTCCATGTTGCTCTAAAGTCTTAGGAGTGCCATCAGCATTTACAGAACCTTCTCTATCAAATTTAACTAATAAGGCTGAAGAACCCCAGTCTAATCCATCTTGGTGGACATCTCTGGTATTTTCTAAAAGTGCATCTAAATTTGGTAAAACATCTAAGTCTTTAATTTCTGATCTACTTAGTAATTCCATTAATCTTTTAGTATCTTCAAAACTACCTAGTTCATTTTGTAACCAAGGCTTAAATTCAGGAGAATCCATATCAGGCATGTTTTGTAAATCTTCAAATGGATTGTCTTTACCTTGGTATGCATTTTCTCTAACAAACTGACTAAGTTCTTTGAGTTTAGCACTGTCTAATTTTCCAGTTTCTAATGCGTTCATAACAGCTGACATATAATGCTGAGACACAGTTGCATTAGACTGGTGGCTGTCCTGACCCATAACCACAATAACTCCATAATCAGGAGCATTAGCAAATTTTTTACCAGCTATTGCGTTACCTTGATTTGCCCATAAGACACCTTCATCAGCATTGTGCTGAAATAAAGCAAAAGTAGTTCCACCTTGTCCTTCAGTTGGGTCAGCTATAATTTCAAAAGTTCCATTAAATGTAAAACCACCAGCTGTTTTGTCTGCAATGATAGGAACTGCTTTTTTATCTATTAATTCTGATAAATCTACATCGTTAAGGGTAGGTACAGTTTCATATAAATTCTGCATTTTGACTTTTCTGGTAAAATCACCAAAATATTCGAGAGCACCATCCATATCAAATGGACAAGTCTTAGACCTTTGAGACATGTAATTTCCTTAAATTTATCTAGGACCTTTTTTTCCTAAAATTTTTGATAAATCGCAGTTTGCATTTGGCTTAATACCTTCAAACTGGTTATCTAATGTGCCTTTGGGAGCACCTTTTTTTTCAGCCAATATTTGGTTTAAATGTGGCAATACTAAAGTACGTTCATTCATATCTAAATTAGCAACTAATACGTCAGCTAATGACTTTGCAGACTTATAGTCAGGAAAATCAACAATAGGAGACAATGTGGAACCTAAATAGCTTTTTACATCAGGTCGAATACCTTCAGTATTCATGATATTGTTAACAGCATTTGTATATCGTTCTTGTTTGCCTCTAGCTGATGCCTCATAAGCTAATTTATTTTTAATTTCAGTAGCTCTTTCTTTAAGGTCAGCTGAGTATTCAGCTTGCTTAGAAAAAAAGGCTTTTCTAGATACTGGCTCGACTTTAGAACCTACTGGTTCATTCTGTAAATCATTATAGCCACCAAGTGGTGGAGCCACTCCAACACCAGCCTCAGCACCACCTACACCACCCAAAGCTGGTGCATTGCCATCAAAATTCTGATTTGGTTGTATTTGAGGAGTACCATTGGATAAGGCTAAATTAAACTTATCACTTGGATATCTAGGTTGACCACTTCCAGTAAGAGTATTTTGACCTTCATTTCTTTTTGGACCTTCTTGTGGTCTATATTCAATCTCTAAGTCAGTAAAATCTGCTAGACCATTTTGTTGCATCAAACCTTTTAGTTTGTCTAAAAGATTTAAACCTTCCCTTGATCTAATGCCCTCATCATTAACCATAAATAGGTTAGGGTCATCATAGAACTTATCAACTGTACTCTGTTCAATCTCGCCATTAGCTAAAAGTATCTCTAATGCTTTATCGACCTCAGCTGGTTTAAGACCTACCTCGTTAAATATTTTAAAATCGTAACCACCGAGACCTTCATTATTTTTTGCTCTTCTTTCAGCTCTGGCTCGACCATCAGCAATTACTTGTAGAATTTTTGCTTTATTAATAAATTTCTTACCTTGGTGAGCCTCATCAGCTAATTTTCTTAAATCTAAAATTGTATTACCAAAGTCTACACCTTGATCTTCTAAAAACTTTCTTTTCTTAGCATATCTTTTCAATACGACTGGTGTATGTAGACCAGTTAATTTATCGATACCAGCACCAATAGAACCACCGATTTTTCCACCAACTGAATAGCCACCAACACTGGCTAAAAGACCAGATGGTCCGACAGCTGTAACTGGTCCAGCTGTGCCAAGCATACGACCACCAGATTCCAGAATTCCTTGAAAAAATCCTCTGTTTCTTTTTGCAACACTTGCCTCGCTGACATTGTCTAAATCTCTTAATGATCGAATAAGAGTATCTTTAGCCTCGGTACTTAAACTAGTACCTTCTAAGACATTTATTGCATTTGCAAATTCTTCATCACCGACAGCTCTTTGAGTATTAAAAGCAAAGCTAGTAAGTTTTTTAAGTTCAGCACCTTCTTTTGGGTCCAGTGAACCATTATCGACTAATGAACGTAATGCAGATAAATATTCATTTTTTACTTTTTGTCTTAAATTTTTAAAAACTCGATTTTCGCCTACGAAACCTTTTTCAAATTTTTGAGCTTTTTTTAAACTATTTACCTCAGTTTCAAATAGCTGTCCGACACGTACTTGTGATTTAAAGTGGTCCTCATCTTTACGAAATTCTTCAGCTGACCTTGCATTAGCTCCTGACCCACCTAAAGTTGCTACATTCTTTACTCCAGAGACAGTAGCATCGACAGCACCTCTTGAGGTTGCACCTAATGTAGCCTCAGCTAAAATCTGCTTTAGTTCTACACTTAAACCTTTGTCAGTATCTAAAGTTGTACCGACCATTTCAATTAAGGATTGTGCACCTTCAGTAAATCCTTCGGTAAACATTTTTCTTATAAAGTTCGCAACACCGACACCATAATTAACACCGATAGACTCCATAACTCCGATACCAGCTGATGTTGCAATTGCCCATGCCCAATCTTCTCTATTTGGAAATTTTCGACCATCGTTTTTGGCTCTTTCCCAAACAATCGGACCTAAATGCCTTACAAAAGAAAAGCCAGCTGGAGCACTTACAGCTCCTATAGTTGCACCCATTGCTAAACCAGCTGGACCACCAATTAAAAAGCCTATACCAGCTCCAGCTCCGAGACCTACAGTTCTGGTCAAAATACTGGTAACTAAATCACCAGATTGTTCTAAAGTTGCTCTTGGTACCTCTGAAATTTTTACACCAGTGCTAAAACCCTCACCATTCAAAAAAGCCTCAAAAGCATTTTTATAATCTTCATCTTGCTCGACTAGGTCCGAGAACCATTTAGATGTACCATCCCAGCCAAAAGCCTTAAACGTAGATGCAAGTCCTTCAGTGGGATTATCCATCGCTTGTTTAAGAGTGCTGGTCCAAGAGGTATTTGTTTTAAGTGTAGAATCTTTACTAGTTTCTTTTTTTTTATCTGGACTCTGATACTCGGTTATTTGCTTTTCCCAGCTATCTATAAAGTTGGGTTTTCTATCCTGACCACCACGTTTCCAAAGTTCATAACCAATCGCTTTAAGCATAAAGGTTTCTTCAGGAGCTTCTTGGTATAATTTTTCAAGTTTTTCTTTTAGCTCATCTTCAGTATAGCCTTGTAACTTTTTTTGAAAGTCAGGTTGCATGACAGAATCAAAGTTTTGACTTTGAGCATGAGCCATATGTGGCTGGAGCCAGTTTTGGTTTCCTTCGCCTGACAATGGTATTTGAAACATAATTATTCCTTATAAAGATAGACCAGCATTGTGATCTGGAGTGCTAAACAGATGAAATAAATAACGATGAAAAGATTAATCAAAACTCGTCTAATATATCAGATGCTGACTTAAATTCTCTATTTGCTCTTTTTAAATCCCAATTAGTAGACCACTCATACCATTGGTTTGGTCGTAACCCAGCATTTGCCCAAGCATCAGCTTTAGCCATCGTATTTTGCAAGCCTTTTTCTAAAATATTTAAAGCCTCACTAAGAGCCTCAGGAGTAAGTGTCTCTATGTTGGCTAAACTATCCGAAAGCATCTTTCTTTCGTTCTCAGTAATCTGACCTTGACCTTTAAGTCTTTGAGCACTTTCAACCATCATATCTTTTAAGGCTCTTTGTGCCTTAGTAAGATCAGTAATGTCACCACCAAAATCTATACCAAAATTAGTAGCAAGAGACCTTCTAATATTATTTACAACACTAGGACCTACAAATTGGTCACCACTACTTGCTATGAGATTTCTTAAACTTTTAATGTTTCTCATGCTTTGAGGTATTCGACCAATACTGTCATTAAAACTAGCTAGGCTCTTACCTGAGGCAATGTTAAAACTACCTTCTCCACTTTGAGAGTAGGGAATAGCACCAGCTGGTAAAGCATTGACCATCTGACCTTCACTTCTATATTTCATCTGACCAGTGGCTCTATCAAAAATAGCCTCGTAAATTTTTCCATCAGGACCCATATAGACCTGACCCATTTGATAGCCTTTTTGAGCAAATTGAGTATTGCCGAAAGTTTGGTCCTGAGTTAACTCTTGTGCCTTAGCCAGAGCACTCGATATATCAGGTTGCGTAAGCAAACCCCTACTAAGATTAGCAAGAAGATTAGACTGACTAGCAGTAAATCGAAAAGGCTTGTCAGACTCTGTGTCCGACCCCCCATCAATATTTGTTTGAACCATACTGTTTCCCTTATTTGGATTTGTGATTGTAAGACTAGGCATTTCGTAATCGACAGTAGGCATGTTCTGTGTTCTGTCGTTATCGACTGGAATCATATTCTGATCTTCCATCAGCATGTTTGCTGTCTGACGAAAATTTGCATAATTCTGATTTGCGTTTGGTGGCATTATTCCAGACTGAATAAGCCATTCAGGAATATCCATAATTGTAGCTGAGATACTCTTATCAGAGTTCATAAATTTATTTGGAAAGGCTTTGTTCTGGACATCAGCATTTAACGCATTTTGAATTGTACTAGCCTCAGCTGGACTACCAAATAATTTGGATATATCAAATTTCCATCCATCATCCTCTTGGCTATTCTTTAGACCACCCTTGGCAAACTTGTGACCACCTATCTGGAGTGAACCTTTTTTGGATTCACTTTCCCACCAGTAAGGTGCATCTTTCATCATTTTGGTACTATAGAAATGTGTACCACCTTGTGTTGGGTCACCACCTTGCCAGTTTCCACTTAAAAGCATGTCAACATTCTGGACCACTTTTTGAGCATCAGCTGAATTTAGGTCCGAGTTATATAGCTTATTTCCATAGGAACTGAATTGTTTATCCTGACTAACAACACCTTGGATTGTATTAGGGTATCGATCAGACTTAACTCTATTGAGAATAACATTAGCTACTGCAATTTGACCTACTGGATTCTCTCCACCAGCCTCGGCAATAACAGTTCTAATTAGTGCCTCACGTTCAGCTGGAGAGATATTGATTACTCTCTCTGCCATGTTTAACCAACTCCATAACCACGATAGTCTGTGTAAGGTGAACTCATATTTGGACCTACATAACCAGTTGAATAACTAGCTGGTGCACCATATGACCTTCCACCAAAACCAAAGTTGCCAAACATATTTGGAAACTGATTGCCAAAGCCTAGACCAGCTGAGGCACCACCAAGAAATTTTTGGAACATCGATGGCTGTGGAGCACTAAATGTACCTCTAGGTTGCATCATAGTGCTGGATAGATAAGCTCCAGTCATATTAACTGGGTCCATACGTCTGCGTTCATAATCTGCCATGTTAGCATCCATTTGTGCCTGACGTTCTTGCTGACCCATTTGTCCAATTCCAATAGCCTTGTCCATAAGACCAGTGCCCATTTGCAATCCAGTTCCCATGAGATCAACACCAGTTCCTAAGCCTTGCCCAGTCGCACTTAGATAATTATTTAGTGCTTGGAAGTTTCTACCTTCAGCTTGGTTTCTAGCTGTCATGGCTGTGCTGAGACCTTTATCGTACTGACTGCCATAAACATCAGCTGTTAGATTAGCTACTCGGTCCTGAGCATCAGAAACTAGATTAGCCTCAAGTGCTCCAGTTCTGGAACTATTAAGATTTCCTGATGGTGATGCTGAAACATCTAAACCAGCTTGTTGTCTGCCTAGAACCTTATTGGATGCATTAATAGCATTTTGAATTATGCTAGATGTCATAGGATTAAATGCATAGGCTGAGGCATCAGCAACATTCTGACCTACATTGGTCATTCCTGAATTAAAGTTACCCAGCTGATTAATAGCTCCCTGATAAGCTCCAGCATTGTTAGATACTAAATTACTGCCAAGGTTCGAGATGGTACCAGCTGTGTTACCTTGAGATGACAAGTAGTTTAAATAGTTGTTCAGGTTATTAGTTTGACCTTGGTTCATTCCAGCATAAGTTGCTCCACCATATGGTCCAGATGCCATAGCATCATTAATGGCACTCTTATACAGAGGGAGTGCCTCTTGCATATAAGGTAGCATTGCTTGCTCTTGTGGTGGTGCATTGTAGGTAGGAGCCTTAGGTCTACTTAAAGCAGACATAGCACCCCCTACGAGTGCTGGCACAATAAAATTCCAAACCATTATATAATCCTTTTTTAAATGGAGACCTCATTGAAAAGGTCGAACAACAACAACAACAACAAACCCTTTAACAACATTTTTGAACAACAAAGGTTTTCGTGTGTTTTTATGCTTATGATATCTTTAGGAGAGGCTCTTTTTTGTAGACAAACGCATGGGGTAATTACCCCCAAGCAACATAAGCCTTATTTTATTGGGTAGCACAACTGATTGTAGATCAGGTGGCTCAGACATTAAGACATAAGAAATTTCTAGACATATTGCTTTGTGGTCATTTTCAGCTCAGGGCAAAAAAGTCTTTTAAAAAAAATACGACTACATGCAGTACCTAGTCTTTGCATGTAGTCTTAATAGTAGTTAGAGGTCATCAAGGACCTCTCTCTTCTATAAATGTACACATTTGATAGGGTAGGTCGAATAACCACTTAGATTCAACGTCTTACAACTGAGTTTCTTAATATGACTTTGAGAGCACATTGTGAGCATAATCCACCATAATCAGTGATGACTATTTCCTTCTGCATACAACTAGAACACTTAGGAATTGGCTGTGATCTGTAGTGTTCAAGTGTGTACACTTTAGGTCCTTCCGTACATTTTAAATCTTTCATGTTCTGGCTTGTCCTTTCTGCTAAATAGATACCAGCAACAATCAGTCTTACCAGTCATTGTAGTATCTTCTATCCATTTAATACGACCAACACTCTGGACCTTCTGTAAGTATTTCAGGTAAGGTCTCGACTGCATTGTATGAATCCAGTCTGCATCAAAGAGTAACCAAGTTGGTCTAATGGCACTCAGATATTCTATAGTTCGATGTAGTTCTCTTCTATCCCACATGGGATTAGTAATTATCAGGTCA